ATGGCCGAGGGCGGGATCTACGATGCCCAGGGGCGCGACCAGATTGCCGCGGGGTTTGGCGGCCTAACAGGACGGAGCTTTGAGGGGCCTGGCGTCTACAAGGGCCAGGTGACCCCCGGCCGGCAGACGCAGGTGCTCACCGGGTCGCTGGAGGTGCCCGAGGGGCCGACGGGTAAGCGGGTCCTGGACGAGGGCTCGCGCCGCATCCTGGACGCCTCAGAGGCGACGCACGGGCTCCTCATGGGCCAGGACGCCAGCGCCTACAACCGCATCCTGCCGGCGGGCAGCGGCGCGGCGCGCACCGGCTGGGACGTCGCCCTCCCTGGCGGCATGATCAGCGACGCGCAAATGCAGGCCCTGGTGTCGAGACTGGGCCCGGCCGCCGAGAACGTGGCGCTCGTGCCGACCCCAGGCGGGGTGCGGCTCGGGTTCATGGAGCCCGCCCTGGCGAAGCGGATCGCCAAGGAGCTCGGCGGGACGATGGTGAACGCCGGGAGCTTTGAGGGCAACCTGATCAAGAACGACTGGCGGGCGAGCCGGGTCGGCCAGGACTACCTGGAGCCGATCCGCACGATGGGCACAGAGAAGTTTGACCGCTTCGCGCCCCAGATGGCGCAGCGCCTGCGCGAGATCGACGCCCGGTTTGCCAAGGACACCGGTGGTCGCTTCACACTCAGTCCGGTGCTGGACGAAGTGCGAGCGACCATTGCCAACGAAGGCTTCGCCGGCCTGGAGCGCCTGGCGAAGAAGTATGCGATCCCGGTTATGGCTCTTGCGGCGGGTCTGGAAGAGCTCGGGGAGTCGGTGCCGGAAGGCGCCCCAGCCGGCGCTCCTCGCTGAGCCAGTGCTTGTGCGCTATCCAGGCCTCGATCAGGGTGGCGTAGCCCTTGTGGGGCGTGACGGGCGGGGGGAGCCCGTCCTGTTGGCGGGCATAGTGCTTCGCGACGTCGTCATCAAACTGGGACATGTAAGAGACCTCTACCGTGCTGAGTGCAAAGGAGACACCAAATGCCCGATTATCTCGGCCAAACTGTCGGCCAGGACTTCCTCGACATGATCTGCCGGGTCTTTCGCGGCGGCTATGCCGCCACCCACCCGCTCCACGAGGAGGCGCCCCAGGACGACGCCAGCCTGGTGACGCTCCTGGAGCAAACGGTGACCATGGGCGGGCCCGACGCCGATGCCATGGGCCGCTACATGGGCAACCCGGACGCCCCCGACACCCCTGGCGTGGGCGGCCAGGGCGTCCAGCCGATCCCGTTTGCCGGCGTGGTCGGTCGCTGGGGCGATATCCCCGAGGAGCTCACCCTGGGCAACGTGCCGGTGGAGCCTGAGGCGTGACCTACAAGGAGCTCGTCCAGGCGGTGAGCGACGAGGTCGCCAGTCACCTCCGACGCCTGCACGCGCTCCAGGTCCACGACGAGAAGGTGCGCGGGCAGCTGGAGGCGCTCGCCAAGGTGCAGCGGGTGCTCGATACGCACCTCCCGCAGATGGAAGAGGAGGAGGTCGCCCCGCCGGCGGCCAAGCCCGTGAAGGTCGCCCCGCGCGTGGCGAAACGGATGGCCCGCAAATGACCGCGGACGAACACGAGGAGATGCAGTATCTGCAGGGCCTCGTGAAGCGCTACCGACGCCGGATCGTGGAGCTCAAGAGCGCCCTGCGCGTGATGACCCCCGACCCGGCGGCGCTGCGCCGGCTGATGGACGAGGAGCCCGACGAGGCCCTCGACCACGAGCACAAAACCACCTAAAGGCGCCCACCTGGCGCGCGTGTAGAGGCCGCCCGGCCTCGTAAAACACGATTCAAAAGTGTCTGAGCTGGAACCCCTGGGAGGCCTGTGGCCTCGTTCGCGCTGCGTGTCAACGACGACGTCCTGTATGAGCCCTACGACGGGCGCCAGCGGGACGTCATGGCCTGGCTCATCCGGCGTGTCTGCACGCGCCTGGCGCTCGCCGGCAACCTGTGGCTGTGGGGCAACCGCGGCGGGGGCAAGAGCCGCCTAGTGCGCGCCTTCCTCCACACCATGGCGCTCGCCTTCCCCGGCCTCAAATACGTGGTCGTCCGCCGCAACTATCCCGACCTCCAGCGTAACCACCTGATCTACGTCGGCCACGAGGTCCGCAAGCTCGGGGGCGACTACAACGTGGCCGACCACCAGGCCAACTACCCCAACGGCTCGATAGGCTTCTACTGTCAGTGCGAGACCGACGCCGACGTCGAGAAGATCGTCGGCGCCGAGGCCGCCATCCTGTTCGTGGACGAGGCCCCGCAGATCGGGTGGGACCGGCTCCGGATGCTCACGCCCTCGCTGCGTGTCCCCAAGAACGCTGACGGCACGCCGGCCGCCTACCGCACGCTCTCGATCTACAGCGGCAACCCGGTCGGCGAGTCAATCGACGCCATCTGGTCCTATTTCATCGACAAGGACGTAGACGTCCTGGCCGACCCCGAGTATCGGGCCGAGGACTTTGAAGCCATCGAGCTCCGCCTGGAGGACAACCCGGCGCTCGACCCCCTGGAATACCGCCGGCAGTTTGTCGGCCTGCCCGACTACATCCGGAAGGCCTGGCTCGACGGGGTCCGCATGGAGTCGCGGACGCTCTTCAACGTCTACCCGAGCAAGCACGGGCGCCCCTACCACTACATCCCCGAGCTCCCGCGCGTGGACGGGGTGCCGCTGCTCAGGGTGCCCTGGACCCAGGTCTATTGCGCCTTCGATATGGGCTTCTTCCCAGACCCGGCCTGTTGCCTGTGGTTTGTCGTCCTGGGGCGCCGCACCTTTGTCGTCCACGAGCGCACCTGGTTCCACACGGTCGCCAAGGACCTCGCCCTAGAGATCCTGCGGGAGACCAGGGAGCTCTTCCCCGGGCGCGAGCTCCGGCCGCTCACCTACAGCGACCCCAAGATCGACGTCAAGACCGGCCACGACATTGTCACCACGCGCGACGTGATGGAGATGGCGGGCCTCCCCATCGAGTGCTCGGTCAACGACCGGGTCCTCTACGCCGACGCCATCCACGGCCTGCTGGGCGAAGAGGTCAGCGAGGGCGTCCCGCGCCTCCAGATTTACCAGCCCGGCTGCCCGATGCTCGCCAAGGCGCTCCCCAAGATGCGCTGGGACGAGACCAACCCGCGCAAGATGGGCAACCACCCCCTCGACCACTGGCCAGTCAGCCTGGCCTACTACGCCATTTCGAGCGGCGTGCTGAGTGTCAGCGAAGCCGCGACCATGACGGCCGAACCGATCTGGATGCAGTGGGTCCGCGAGGCCCGCACCCGCCGCGCCGGCCGCCGTTAACCCCAAGGAGCACCATGAGCGAGCAACCCCTCCCGCCGACCCCCGCTGCCGCCCCCGCGGCCCCGCCCCCGCCGGCCGCCCCAGAGCCGCAGCGCGATACCCAAACCATCGCGCAACACGCGCTAGAGACCCTAGAACGTGATGCCGCGCCGGCGGCCCCCGAGGCCACAGAGCCGGCCGCACCGGCGACCTCGCCGCCTGGCCAAGGCCTGCCGGCGCAGGCGACCCCCGCCCAGGTGAGCGCCGCCCTGGCGTTTTTGCGCGCCCAGGGCCACGAGACCATGAAGAAGGACGGCCGCCCGAATTGGCTGCCCGTGCCCACGGTCGAAAAGATGCTCGGGCGCTTCCTCGACCAGCACAAGGCCGGCTGGGACACCGAGAAGAGCGCCTGGGAGACCGAGAAGCAGCGCTACCGCCAGGCGGTCGCCGAGGTGCAGCGCTGGCGCGAGCTCGTGGACAGCAACCCCCAGGGCCTCCTGGAGCGCCTCAGCGAGCTCGACCCGCGCTATGCCGCCCTCTTGCGTCGCGAGGCCGCACAGGCGCCCGCCGAGGAGGACGACCCCGAGCCCCAGGCCGACATCGACATGGGCGGGGGGCGCTGGACCTACTCGACCAAAGCCATCAAGGAGGTGCGCGCCTGGGAGCGCCGCCAGATGGAGCGCACGATGAACGAGCGCCTGGCGCCGCTCCTCAGTCGTGCCCAGGCCGAGGAGCAAGCGCAGCGCCGGCAGCGCGTCGAGGCCATGCTGGTGGAGCGCACGAGCGCCACCCTGGCCAAGGCCCGCACCTGGCCCAAGTTCAACGAGAACGAGGCCGCCATCCTCAAGGTGCTCCAGGAGGACACGGCCGCCAGTGAGGCCGCCGGCGTCCCGCCGCAGCTGACCGTCCACGACGCCTACATGCAGGTCGTGCCGCAGACCTTCTCGGCCGACCACAACAAGGTGCGGGAGCAGGTGCTGCGCGAGCTCCAGGCCGCGCCGCGCTCCACCGCCGTCAGCGGCAACGGGGCCGAACCGGTGCGCGCGCCTGGGCCGATGACGACCGAGGAGATCGCCCGCCGCGCCATGGCGCGCCTGGAGGGCGGCCGGCACTAGGGGTATCTTGACGACGGCTCGCAAGTGTGAGCCAATCGCGACGGATCGTTTTTGGGCCCCCGCTCCCTTATGCCGGGTTTGGCTAACGCTCAGCCTCTACGAGCGCCGTCCGCCAACCCGTTCTGCATAGAAAGGGGCCCAACATGGCCGTCCCGTTTACGCAGCTGGTGGCGACGACGTATGACGACGTCGTCACCGAGCGAGGCAAGGCCGCCGACCAATGGTCGGACAGTTCCTTCCTGAAGTATTTGGAGCGCAAGGGCGGGGTGAAACGCACCCCCGGAGGCGCCACCCTCCAGCCGACGCTCGACTACCGGGCCAACGCCCTCACCGACTTCCTCGCCACCGACGTCACGGCCACCGGCATCACCAAGACCGACGTGATCACGGCCGCCAGCTACGGCTGGGCGACGCTCGTGACCCCGGTGAATTGGAGCCTGACCGACGAGGCCCTCAACAGCGAGCCGAACCAGAAGGTAGACCTGGCGGCGAGCCTCGTCAACAACGCCCTGGCGAGCCACGACCAGGCGGTCGAGACCGGCATGTTTTCGGCGACAGCGACAGACGGCTTCCTGACGCTGCAGCTGATTGCCGACCCCGCCGGCACCGGCAATATCGGCACGATTGACGCGGCCGTCGAGACCTGGTGGGCCAACAAGTTTGGGCTGTGGCTCGACGCCTCGATCATTGCCGACCTCACGACCGTCTGGAACAAGGTCGCCAAGGGGTCGAGCGGTCGCACCCCGAACGTGATTGCCTGCAGCGCGACCAGCCACGCCGTGCTGGAGGGCAAGCTCGTCCCGCAGCAGCGCTATGGCAGCGACGACACGACTGGCCGGGCCGGCTTCAACGCCCTGCAGTTCAAGACCTCCGACGTCGTCTTCTCCATGGGCTGCACCGTGGACAGCTTCTACATGTTCAACACCCAGGACCTGAAGCTCTACGTCGTATCGAGCGCCTGGCGCGAGCGCCGGCAAGCGGTCGAGATGGTGGACCACGCCATGATGAACATGAAGCTGTTCAGCGTGCTCCAGCTGGCGACCAACTGCCGCAGCCGTGTCGGGGTGGTGAAGAAAGGACCCTAGACCATGGCAGAGAAAATCGTGGGGCTGTCGCCTGAGGTCACAGCCCTGCTCGCGCAACAGGCAGACACCAACGCCCTCCTGGCCGAGAACCTGGCGGCGCTCAAGGCGAGCCAGCCGCCGCGCACCATTCACTTTGGTGACGCGGACTACCAGGCGAAGCTCGCCCGCGAGACCAAGGCGTTCAAAAACCGGGTGATGCAAAACAGCATCGAGGCCGACCCGGCGGTGCTGACGGACGAGACCATTGACCTCCTGACCAAGCTCAAGCCGGGCCGCTATATCGGCGGCATGGTCGAGGTGATGGTGAGCCCGCGGGGGGACGTCAACTTCGTCTACAAAAACAAGACGATAGACCAGCG